GTACGACTTCCTGATGATGATCCCCGAATTTAAGAAGGCGCTGCTAAAGAATCAGCTGGCATTAAAGTATATCATTTACCTGTCTGATAAGTATTTTACTGAAATATTTAAAGATGAAGGCATCGACACTTCCAATGTCGAAGCGATGAAAGCAAGAAAAGCCGTGGAGTATGGCCGCTTTCGCGACTTCCTTGCCGGAGAGAAGAATGCCGGCAAAGGGATTGTGGCATTGAAAAAGCTCATTGCTTCGGGTACCTCATCCACTGAAGAAAAGTACATCGAGATCGTTCCGCTCAAAATAGAGATCGCCGGTGGTGAATACCTCGAAGATTCGGAAGAGGTCAGCAATATCATCAGCTATGCGATGGGTGTTCATCCTTCATTGATCGGATCAGTACCAGGGAAAAATTCCGGGAGCCAATCGGGTACCGATAAGCGGGAACTCTTCCAAATCAAACAAGCCCTGATGAAACCATTCAGGGACCGGCTGTTGAAACCGCTCGAACTGATAAAGCTCTATAATAAATGGGATAAGGATATTGTTTTTGCAATTCCTGAGCCTGTTTTCACAACACTCGATAAAAATAAAACCGGGCAGGAAACTGCTGTAAATAAATAGGCTATGGTAATTATCAATAGTATAGATGTTTTAAAACAGTATATCCCGACTATCGTTTCGGCTGAATTCACAAAGTATGAAAAATACATTGCAGATGCTGAAGCCTGGTTAATGAAGGAAGTCACCGGCAGGGAACTTTTTCTGATCATTACTGAGGCAGATGAAGCGTTGCTGAATTATGCCAGGGCAATTGTGGCAAACAAAGCCTATGGAGATGGGATCCCGTTTTTTGACCTCGTAGAAAACGAATCAGGTTTTGCAGTTGTGAGCAATCCCAATCTTGCACCGGCATCACAGGCACGTGTTGCAGCGTTGCAATCTGCAACCTACCGGAAGCTGGATGAAGCGGTGGAGTCGTTACTCGAGTACCTTGAAGAAACGGTTATTTATCACGATGCGTGGAAAGGAAGTCCAGCTTATACCCTGCTTTCAAATCTCTATCTCACAACCGTAAAAGAATTCCGGCGTTATGTGGTTTACCCCGGCAGCCGTCGTGATTTTATGGCGCTTAAGCCCGAAATGCTGAACGCCATTAACCTGAAGATAGCCCCGGTGATCAGCCAGGAGTTATCTGACCAGGTAATAGAGCAGCTGCGTGATGGAGATATCACTCCGGATAATAAATCGATTCTTGAGAACCTCCGGTTTGCATTCGCCAATTTCACGATGAAACAGGAAGAAACTGCACAGTCATATCTCTCACGGGTGCGCAGGATCCTTTATGGCTCACCCGATAAATATCCTTTGTTCCGCGACAGTGATATTTATATCAATTGGCTTGCATCCCAAAAAGTTACAGCCATAAATAATGCTGATTCACCTTTATTTTTCGCCGGATTATGAGAGAAATACATTTACATGCCCCGTCCGGATGGAACGACATCACGTCGGAGCAACTCCTGTTTGTATCGAAATTATTCGAAGACCAACTATCTGAAGCTGAATTTCTGACAAAATGTATGATCAGTTTTACAGGCATTGAACCCGTAAAGCATGGTATAGAAACTGGCGATGGTGAATTGCTTTTTGAATTTTTGGATCCTTCCGGAGAAGTTTTTTCGCTGTCGGCTGAAGAGATGAAAAGCCTGTTGGATGAATTGCGCTGGCTGATTGATAGTGTTGGCCTTTGTCGCCTGCCGGAAAAACTGGGAGGACTATCACCGGTTGATTCAAGGTTGTTCGGCGTCACGCTCGAAGAATACCTGCTGGCCGATCAGCTCTATGCAAACTATTCAGCAAGTAAAAAAGTGGACGATCTGAACCAATTGATTGCAGTATTCTACCGGAAGCCTGGCGAAAAATGGAACGAACGTAAATATAAGATGTATGTCAATATCCTGCGTTCGGTTCCCAACCATGCGAAGACGGCCGTGTATATCTGGTTCTCCGGATTAAAGAAATGGATCATTGATAAATATCCCTATATGTTTGGGGATGGCACCACCACTGAAACCACGATACCATCACCCGATGAGCACATTCTTCGGTTATTCACCTCGCTGAACAATGGCGATGTAACCCGAAATAAAGAGATCCTTCATACACACGTGCATGAGGTATTCTACGAATTGAATCAGAAACTTGAAAATCAGCAAAGCCATGTTTGATGCACTTGAATACGCTAAAAGTAGAGCCGCACAATTGCCAGAAATCAAGGCAATATATGCCTGCTCCGGACTGGCCGAAATGGAAGGGATGTTACAAAACCTTCGCAACCCGGCAACACCTGTAATGGTAGTTGAAGACAGCGCCGATGGTTATCTTGACCTGGAGAATGGAAACTTTGCAAACGAATACAATACGGTGTACTTTTTCGACAAAGTGAAACTGAACGATAGCGCCGATCGGAGACGTGCGCAGGAGCTGACATTTTCCCTGGGAAAGAAATTCTTCAGTCAACTTGGAAAAGATGCCGGTGAATTCGGCGATATCGCTTTTGGATTCGACCGGAGCCGGATCGACTTCGCTAAACTCGGACCCATTGGCAACGGATATTATGGCTATTCATTTTCGTTCATCGTGAAGAATGAAAACTTTGAAATCTAACAGATGGCCGATAATACCAATCTCTCACTCACAGTTGAAGCCTGGGCAAAGATCGTAGTCGAACGCTGGGAAAATAAGATAACAATGCTCCGGATCCATCACTCCGGAAATCTTGCTAAAAGCTTCGCAGTGCATGTTTTCACACAGGCAAATGGTAACCCAGATAAAATTGAATTTGCCTTCAACTATTACGGCAAGTTCGTTGATATGGGTGTGGGGAATGGCGTTAAAATGGATCAGGTGGACAGCAGCAACCGTAAAGCAAAACCATGGTATTCGCGAACATTCTTCTCTCAAATAAAACGTATTGGCGAAATACTTCGCGATAAATACGCCCATAAAGCTCAGATATTAATGATTACTAATATAACCACCGATGGCACAAAATGAAACCGCAAGGGCAACTGTATACCTGGATGGAAAACAGGCAGAAGCTGCCTTGGAGGCTTTGGACAGAAAAGCTAAAGAACTTAAAAAAGATCTGACGAGTGCACTGCAGTCGGGCGACAATGTTAAGTTTGATAAGCTGAAAAAAGAACTATCCACAATCGAAGCGACACAACGCAGTCTGAAAAGAGAAACCTTTGATGTGGAGCGCGTACTGAAGGATATCAATAAAGTAAGCTGGCGTGATCTCCAGAAGGCCCAAAGCACTATCACAAATCAACTGAAGGGAATGACCCGTGGTACCGAAGAGTACCTGAAGAAATCAGCAGAATTAAAAAAGGTAAAAACTGCCCTGGCCGAAATCAATGCAGAAACAAAAGCAACCGGTAAATCATGGTCGCTTAGTGGCATTGCTGATGGTTTTAATAAATATTTAGGTGTGGCAATGGCTGTTATAGCCTCGTTCACCGGACTTGCACTTGGATTTAAACAGGTAGTGCAAAGCTTCAACGACTTCCAGGAGCGTGTTTCAAACCTTTCTGCATTAACCGGATTGAAAGGTGGCGCGCTTGACTGGCTGACACAAAAGGCCAAAGACCTTAGTACAGCAACCCTCGAAGGAGGAATAAAAATCACCAAAGGCGCCCAGGACATTGTAGATGGTTTCACAAAGATGGGATCTGCACGACCCGAACTATTAAAGAATAAAGAAGCACTGGCCCAGGTTACCGAGAAAGCTTTAATTCTTGCCGAAGCATCAAAAATAGAGATGGTACCGGCTATTGACGCCGTAGCAGCTGCAATGAATCAGTTTAACCTTGATGCATCACAATCGGATCGGATCATCAATGCAATTGCAGCCGGCTCTCTGGAGGGAAGCGCTGAAGTTGCAGACCTTACCGAATCATTAAAGAATGTTGGTACCGTTGCTGCAGATTCAAATATGAGTCTTGAGCAAACTGTTGCAGCATTGGAAGTTCTTGGTGAAAAGCAATTAAAAGGAGCTGAAGCCGGAACTAAACTTCGTGGTGCACTGCTTAAAATGAAAGATGCCGGAGTTGGTTATGCCAGCGGACAATTCAATATTCGGGATGCTCTGATAGAGGTTAATGCTCAATTAGAGAAAAAGACATTGGCATCAGAAAAGGATGCACTCAAGCAAAAAGTATTCGGAATTGAGAATATTACTGTAGGATCTGTTTTGCTCCAAAATGTTGAGAAATACGACAAACTAACAACTGCTGTTACCGGGACCAATGTAGCAATGGTACAGGCTGCAACCAATACAGATAACAATAATGCAAGGTTGGCTCAAGCAAAAAACCGGATCAACATTATATCAATTGAACTTGGTGAAAAATTGGCACCGGCAATGGCTACAATTACGGGGTGGTATGGTAAGATGTTATCCGTTACTATCGTGCTGATCAATTTCTTTTCAAAATATGGATTTGCAATTGTATCTGTAACAGCCACCATAGCTGCCTATGCTGCTGTGGTGAAGGTTTCAGCCTACTGGGATAACATCCAATACGGTTACCTGGTAGCTAAAACAGCAATCACAAAAGCATATCAATACACTGTGGGTGTACTAACTGGCCGGATCACCATGGCAACTGTCGCTCAAAATGCCTGGAACCTGGCACAGAAATTAAATCCTATTGGTTTAATAGTTGGATTATTGATTGCTGCAGGAGCTGCCTTGTACTTATATACCCGTAAAATGACTGAAGCAGAGATTGCTCAAAAAGCTTTAAATGATATCAATCTCGAAGCAAAGCAAAGTATCATTGAAGAAAAGGTTGAACTGGAACAACTATTAAGGGTTGCACAAAATGAAGTGTTATCAAAGGAAACCAGGCAAGCAGCAATTGAAAAACTCAATAAGTTATCTCCTGAATATCTCTCCGGCTTAAATCTCGAAACGATTAATACAAAAGCGGCAACCATTGCGACAGATCAATATATAGCAAGTCTGGAGAAGAAAGCAAGAATAGAGGCAGCAACAGAAAACCTAAAGGATGTCAACAAAGAAATTGGTCTCCTAAAATCGGGTGTTGGCGAAGAAGCTGGATTTTTTCAAACAATCGGAAAGTCATTTACATCAGCAAAAAAACACCCGGATATAAGACATTACAAGAACAAGGGACGCTGGAAAATCAAAAGAAGAAAATTAAGGAGTTGGAAATACGTAAAGGCAAATTTCAGGAGATTCTGGATCAGGAAGTGTCATCCACAAATATTCCAACTTCTTCTGGCGGAAGTGGATCTGGCAATGGGGGGAATAGTGGTGGTAGTGGTGAAACCGATGATGAGAAAAAGGCAAGAGAAAAAGCAGAAAAAGAAGCAAAAAAAACTGAAAAAAAGATAAGTAAGGCTGCCAATGATGAATTAAAAGCTGCCTACGAAGATCGTCTTCTGATTATAAAAACCAGCTATCAAAACGAAGGTTGGACCAAAGAAGAGTACCAGGTTAAAATGAATATTGCCGAAATAGCTTATCTCTCAGCGCAAAAAGAACTTCTAAAATCCCAGGGCAAAGACACTACTGAAGTAGAAATTCAGATTGTAGAGGCAAGAATTAAAATTCAAGAAGATGCTTATAATGTTATAGAAGATCTTGCAAAAGCGAATGAGGAACAAGCAAAAAAACAACAGGAAACTGTTGTAAGTCAAATCGAAGAAACTATAAAATCAGTTGACGATTCGCTTGCTGCCTTAAAAGAACTTGAAAAAGAAGAAAAAGAAATCAATGAAAACCGCGCAAAATCATACCTCGATCTTGCCGGGAGTGTTGGAGACTCATTTGCTGATACATTAATGAGCCAGGAACAGGACTTTGGTCAATTTCTTCGAAATACTTTAGTGATGGCGCTCGACGCGCTTGAAAAAATGCTGATACTAAGCATAGCTGAAACAACTATTAAAGATGTTGCAACAAAAGGATTTATTGGTATGGCGACCGCAATGGCAAAGATTGTTCTGCTAAAGGCTGCATTTGGTACCGCAAAAGCATTGGTTCTTGGAGGAGGGAAAGGCAAACAATCAGGAGGATATGCAGACAGTGATTCAAACGACTCCACCCCTGTTGGCGTATATCATGCAAATGAATTTATTGCTTCAGGACCTGCAGTGCGGAATCCAACGATCAAGCCTGTTCTTGATATTATTGACATTGCACAGCGCTCCGGAACTATCCGCAGTTTAAATCTTCCTGCTATGCTTGGTCAGTCCGGAAGACAGTCCGGAGGTTACGCGTCTCCAGCATCACAATCATCACCAATGACAATGATTAGTAGCGATCCTGAAATGAAAGCAATCAATAAATCATTAGCTGAAGAACTTCGGCTATTAAGGATAAATGGCATCACCGCAAAAGTCAACAAATTCGGTCATGGAGGCATCGACGAATCAATCTCTGATATCAACAAATTCAACGGATTAACGAAATGATAAAACTAACCTTAAACGGCCAACCGGTGGCGCTGTACCCGGACACAAAGATCGGAATTACCGCAA